AAAGTTACAAAAGATTTATCCAAAATTTCCCCCCTAACTAAGGCTCAAATATTGAGTTCAAAGTTTTGGAGGAGTACCTTATCTCGATACCAAGTACAAGATAGTAACATGGTCGAAGTCGGACCGGAAACGGTTTCCCGACTAATAAGTAGCTACTCAATTTTAGTAGCTTCCTACTCAGGTGTGAAATTAGGCCTTACTTTAAAAAATTCTATAAGACATTTTGCAACGTATTCTACATGTTATATTAAGAGTTCCGGAATTAATGCGTATATATTACGTCTTAAGATTACGAAACTAGCTTTGGAGATGTACCTTGCTGGTTCTCGGATTGATACCCGAGATATGGGCCAATCCCTTCGATTATCGAAGGGTGGCCTTCCAACTTGGTTACCTCTTCAAGCTCGTCAAGCATTCTTGAATCGTAGTATACCGTCCATTAGGTTCTGGTTTTCTCTCTTGAATATTTATAGGGCTCTTCTGGGAATTTACCCAGATCCTACTTTCTCATCAATATCTGATATTTATGAACCTGATTTCTCTAAAAGCTTAGATTTCCAAAACTTCTTAGATATTTTTTCTAAGAAATTTGGATTCTCGGTTCCTAAAGAATTCCTCAAAGCCAAGACTTTCCCGTTATTATTAACAGGGAGTGGAGTTACTGGTGGCCCTTCTATCCTTAGTGCAGCCTTAGCTGCTAGGATATGGGGTTATCAGAAATTCAACTCAATAAGAAACTGGCTATTGTTTTTTGAAGATACTCGAGGACTGAGAATTTACAATCTATTGTATGCTTTGATGAGACCTTGGGCTGATTTCTACCGTCCACGTTATCGAAATGGTACCCTTTTTCTAGGTAAGCTTCATTTAAAATATGAAGCTGCTGGGAAAGTGCGGGTTTTTGCCATGGCTGATTACTGGACCCAATATTGTTTGCTCCCTTTACACAAGTCCCTTTTTTCTTTATTAGAGAAGTTTGGAGATTGTGATTGTACTTTCGATCAAGTCGAGGGAGTGAATTCCTTTAAAGGACACTCTCAATATTATTCATATGACCTTAAATCGGCTACCGATATGATACCACTTCACTTATATAAAGTGATGTTAAATATCATATATGGAAAACCGATTGGGGAAATGTGGTCAATATTAGTATCAGATCGCGATTTCGCACTCCCTGATAAAAGTAAGGGTCAACCCTATAAACACGAAGGGAAAGAATCCATCCGGTATGGTCGGGGGCAACCTATGGGGATATTATCCTCATGGGCTGCTCTTGCATTACTCCATCATTTTCTCGTGCAATTTGCTCATTTCAAAGTATCTGGTACTATCCAGATCTTTGATAAATATCGTGTTTTAGGTGATGATATTGTCATTGCCGATACCTTAGTAGCTAAAGAATATTTAACCATTTGTCAAGACTTGGATATTCCTATCTCATTAACAAAAAGTGTAATTTCCCCTCCTTCTTTACACAAAGGAAAAGAAGGTTGGAGATTATTTCAATTTGCTAATCAGATAGTGTTAGGACCGGAGAATGTTTCTCCTTTATCCCTTAAAGAAGAAATATCGGCTTGTACCTTTTCCGCTAGACTAGAACTAGTTTCTAGACTAGTGGGGAGGGGTTGGAGCAGTCCTAAATTGAGTTTTTACCTCAAAGCTCTTCTTCCAATTCATTGGAAGAGAGCTCAGCACGCCATGAGCATTGGTCGTAGACCTTTATTCATGGATGCTTTGCTTCCTTTACTGCTAAGTCCTATGACTAAAAACATAGGTATAACAGGGTTGAGCAAATATTATGCATGGTTCCAGGTATTATCCGGATCATACAGTTTTGCTAATTTATTAAATCATAAATTTTGGAATTCTTCAAAGCAGGCTTCTTCAAAAGAGAAGTTTGTAGCCTTCTTATCCGAACGTGCTAGGGATATCTATCGAGATATCCTAACACAGCAAGATTGGGGTAATTTAGAAGGAGAAACTAAGAGGATTGTTGATTTCTTAGCTTTTCCACCAAAGTTTTTTGAATGGTATGCTCCTTATTGTGAAGATTATATGTTCCGTTCTCCCTTTACCGAAGACTGTCCAGATTTAGTATCTCTGGAAGAAAACGGTGA